TCTGTTGTGATGTTTGTGACATACTGTTTATTTACAGAACTGTTGTTGCCTTCAAAAACAACTTGCCAACGCTGTCCATTGTATTCTATGATGTCATTGGCGCTTGCCACAAGATACTGTCCTTGATTGCCCGCCCATGCTTCAGCATAACCATTGTCACTGCCGGTATCTTCGGTCAGCAGGTATCTTTGACCTGCTGCTGCCGCAGGCAACCCTTCCCCAGGGCCACTCAACAAGGGATTTATAACTGCGTTAACTGGATCTAGTGTGTTGGCAGGAACAGTGTCTATGTCTACCGAAAACAACAAAAATCTATCATCAGTAGGATCATAGGACACTGTGCCAATAACGTCAGTTCCGTCCTCTTGTTCCAGTTTGATCAAACTTATCCCATCTCGCAGCACACCAAAATCTCCTATCACAGCATGCCATAACAAATTGCTTTCTGGGCTGTCGGCTGGTAACAAACTAGAGTTTGATTGGTCAATGACCTGCTGAGGCCGCAGTGCCTGAAGCTTGTTTCCAATCAGCAACACTTGATAATCAAACGGAGTGAAAATTTGTCTAGTTCCCATCAACAGATCGTTGTCTGCAACGGCATTGGCAGCATCGCCGTTGGCATCAAACACTGATGCCACAATTCGCTCGACCACACCCAACTTCTTGACTTTGGCTGGACTGGTAATCCAGATTGGTATTTTAAATGTTAGTGTAGCAATGTCAATGGGATCTTCTGTGCCCACAGGTATGGTTCTGCTGCTCCATCGCGAAGATTCTAATTCAACCACACTCAAGGAAGTCCAGTCAATAAAGTTGTCTGTGCTTTGAATTTCCAGTGCAGGATTAAACAACGGAATAATTTGTTCTAACAGCTGAAATTTTTGATTGGTGTTTGAGGTCCAAATGTCCAAGTTGATTGTGAGACTGTAGGGCACAGGCATCAAACGTTCAATAGTAAAAGCATTACCTTGTGTGGTTTCGTAGGTATCTGTGGCAGTATCATAGTAGCGTTGACGAACATTCATTTTGCTAACGTGATACGGCTCTTGCATCCTGGGTCGATCGTAATCCAAACTAGTGATGTAAAAAGTCATTAACGGTGTGCTGGGCAACGCATTTGGGGAATTATTTTGCATCACCGTGGATACTTGACGACTTGAATCGCCATAACGAACAGGCACGCGAATCAGTGTGTGATTGGTGCCTTCTTCGTTGCGACCATATTCAACGTTGAAGTTAGAAAATATTCTAGCAAACTGTAGTAGGAAACGACGAATTTGTTCATCATAAAACCACAAAGGACCGGCCATTAGATCGCCTCCTTGCATTTGATGCCGTGGGATCTAAAAAATCCATTAACGCCAATAATTTTTTTACAGCATAAACAAGTAACTCTTGACTGTTTTTTTCCTAGCATAGGCCCACCATCTTTTCTTTTCCATCCGCCAATTTGAGTTGTAGCGTGTCGTAATTTTTGAACTTGTCGCATTTTTTCAATGCTTTCCGGACTGTGTTTTTTGTTACCGCCAGTTTCTCTATTGTTGTAGAGAATTATTTCTTGATCCCTTAGTCTATTTGCCCATAACGTTTCTAATCTATTCAACTCGTTTAAGTTTGTTGCAGTCTCGACTATTTTCCATTCAAACTGATCTATGCCATATTTTCTCATGCTATCATACAGATAACTTTTTTTGTTTTTGCGAGCCATATCGCAATGTGCATACCATCGCATTTTAGGATTTGTTTGGATAGTTTGTCCTACATACATTTTACCGTTGACAAGGTTAGTGATAGTGTAGATATACATGATTAACCTCCGTTATCAGCGTTGGGTTTGAGAATCTGTGATAGACTCTGACGGCTTGGGATCGTGCCTCGGTCATTGGTCTGAACAGTGTCTGTGTTGTTGACAAATCCAGCTCGCAGCGTCTTGGCATTTTCAGCAAAGTCCAGGCCAGTTCGGACTTTGTCCTCAATCTTGGCCCATGAAGCTCCATTGTAACGGAACAATCTATTGGGAAAATAATCTAAACGCAGGCAATAATCGCCCACAACTGGATTGGGCGGAAAACTCACACCTGGAGTAACTGGTAGTCCGTTGGGTGCCACGCCGTCGCCGGTTAGATAGCCCAATGTATAGCCATCACTGCGCGGAGTAGTGCCTTCTGCTCCTTCGGTGCCGTCTACAGTGACATTGGTGTTGTCTACAGTTACACCCGACGAAGCAGGCTGGCCGTCTTCGGTTGTGGGCAGTATATAAAACTTCACAGTGTCATAGCCTGACAGCGGCAATTCAATGTCAGCCTGTGTGAGTATGGCGTCATTGATTTCAAGATCTTTGGGACGAGTAGATGCTTGATCAGCAATGGTTGTGGGATCTTTGGGTCTCCAATACTCGGTGTTGCCAATGTCTGTTCCTGGCGGAACATTTTTTATTGCTTCGTAATAATTGTCGCCATCTAACACTATACTCCCTTGTGGATAGAAATTGCCATTGTCCCAGATATTATCGGGTTCAAAAGGTTTGTCCAAAATATCGTTGTATTCTTGTGCATTGACCATGGGCGTGGCTTTGACACGCCAAATGTGTGGCAACCACGTTTGACTGAAACCTTCGCTGCCGAAGTTGGCTTCTTGAATTACGTAGTAACGTGGCAGGGCCTTGTTGATACTGGTATTCAATGGGTGGTAGTCTGTTAAATTTGGTAATTCAAGGACGTCGCCGCTCATGAGCTTGCGGCCCACTGTGTCAATCATGTCGTTGTAGTGAAACGAAATAAACAAGGTGTCGTTGTTTAAGAACAAGCCAAATTGGCTCAAGTTAAAATCAATGTCCTGTTGGCGATACACACCACGCATGATATAAATGTCTTGATCGTATTTGCGATCTCGGTTTTCCAGCAACAGTAAATCTTCAATAAACAGTGGATTTTGCTGATCGTAAACGGGCAGTGTAGCATCGGCATCGCCAGCGTCACCTGTCGCCGGGCCCATATACCGATGCACATACATGTCTAGACCACCCACAGTAAACATTTCGGAAATAGCCTTGTCAAAGAACTGGTAATCGTTAGTCCTATTCGGCTTGTAAAGTGAGAGTCTTGGCATAGTTAGATATTTAGCTAGATTGCTTTGCTGCTTTATTAGCAGCCTTTGTGACAAGCATTTTGGCAATAGCTTCGGGAGTCTGTTTTTTCCCTAAGTTTTTTTGTCTGAGATTTTCCTTTTGCTCGTCGGTTAATGGCTTATACACTCTGGATGCTAATTGCTTTTCTATTTCTTCTTTGGTTTTTTTGCGTCCGTATACTGGACTTTTTTCTCCGATAAATTTCCCCTTCATTTTTTCGGACCTTTTTTGTATGGACTCTTCGCTGTGTTTAAATCCTAACATTTTTTCTCTTGCTTTTTGCTTCGATTCTTCGGACCTAGTTTTTCCGTAAGAGGGATTACCAGCACCTCTTCGCTTGGCTTTAGATTCTTCAGACCATTTCCAACCTTGTGTTTTGTGGCCCGAGGAACCATCCCCGCCGTTTGTTCTATTGTGTAATATGCCAGTGTTTAAATATTTTCTACCATACTCAGAGATCAATTTTTTTTCTAACTCAAACGCTTGTTCCTCAGATAGATTTGATTCAATAATAACTATCCGTAATGGATCTTGAGGAGGTTTTATTTCTCCCTTAGCCCACTTTTTATAAGCTCTTTCACCTGAGCCTTTGCCGACATAATACGGACTTCCGTCCTCTCTCAAATAAGTATAAACATAGAACATAGTATAGATATTTATGTTCATATTGAAAATTCTATGGACCAGCTGTATCAACGAGCAACAGATTGTGTTGAACAAATAAAAACCATAAAAAATCGCCAGGCGCGCCGAGACCTGTTGCGAATGCTTGGAGTAGTAGATTCCACGCTGAATCAATTGGACAGCGAAAGTGTGGAGTGTCGCAGATTAAAACGAAATACTACACGCTACGAAACGCTGAAAAAACAAGCAGAAGAATTAATTGTCAACCTGGAAAAACATCTAACTCTTGCTCGTTTACTGTATGTTTGACACAAATTGAGCACAGTGCTATAATTACAGTCAAAGGAGCACACATGAAGATCTCTGCACCCAAACCCTTGAACCCCCGTAGCCCCGATACCAAGTATGTGGGCGAAGAGCCGCTGTGGCGCGAACAGCCCAGCGAACATCGGTTCACTGTGTTGAGTCGAGCGTTCAACTGGTATAATTACTTCTACGGCAAAAAAGAAGCCAAGGATTTTGTGGCCGGCTACCTTGATCGTCGTGAACGAGTTCGGGATGCCAAGCAGATCCGCAGTCTTGGTGACAGCCAAATCAGGCTCACAACTGGTTGGTTGTGTCGCATGGCAGACATGGGCTTGCAGTTGAACGAGCACGAGCAAATCAAACTGGACAACATGATCGTTGAATTG